AAAAGACTTCATATTTACAGATGGTCACCAAAATTTAGATGGCAATTAATGTTACGGAAAATGAGGAGCCAGCACGAAGAAATTCTTGGATATGAGCTAACTGTTTTTTGTTGGAATATCCGATACTTTAAACGCAACGTTTTATAACCAGGCGTTGCAGTTTAACTTCGTGCAGCCAGCCAAGGGTCAGAAGCAGGAAGAGTGAGGCACCCGGTGGCCCATCCGGAAGACTCGCGTTCTGCACGAAGTAACTGAACTATATCGTTATGCTTTTAGGAGAAACAAATGGAAGGCGAAAGAGAAGCGAGTTAATGAAACAATATAAATGGAGCGTAATTTTTGAATAAAATAACAAACCTGTTTAAGAAGATATTTGAAATCCAGGAAGGACTGTGTGTTTCCGATCGGATTGTCTGTATTGACGATATTTTAGGGCGGCTTACGGTGCGGAAAGAAATTATTTTTAATGATCGTTTAATAATAATTGACGAATATGTCGATTATCCACAATCACACTACACCGATGACCACCACTGCGTGGCTTGAAGACATGACAAACAATCTTGACATATTAATAAAGGCCAAAAACGAGGCTGTAAAAAAGGTCGAAAAGGATCCCACCACTGAGAATCTGGCCGCTCTGGAAAAAGCATCAAAAATGCTGGCGAATCTGCAGATGGATGAGCCCGAGCCGTCGCTGAAAAACCGGCTGGAGGTGATGAAACATCTGCGACGGGATGGGTTTAAGATCGGCAAGACCAAGCTGTATAAGGACAGTAATGACGGTTTGCTAAGAATCCAGCAGGACGGATCGGTCTTTGAGCGGGACATTGATCGATATGTCAGAATATCCGGGCTAAAAAAGCCTGCTGAGATCTCCGATGTCGAGCTGCAGAGATTGCAGAAAAAGAAAAATGAGATGGAGGTCGAAAAGCTCACACAGCAGGTATCGGATCTTAAGTTTAAACAGAGTGTGGCCAGGGGTTTTTATATCCCCAGAGCTGAATTCGAGATGGAGGTGGCCGGCCGTGCCGGCGCTCTGGATGCAGGATTGCGTCACAGATTCATGTCCGAATGCCGCGATCTGGTGGACGCGGTATCCGGCGAAGCGTCTCTTGTGCCGATACTCCAGGAGATGCTTGGTAAAATGCTGGATGAGGCGCTGAACGAGTATGCGAGCCTGGATAATTTTCAGGTGATCATAGAAAATTGAAAATTGAAGGTTGAATGATAAATTTAAAAAGGAATTTATAAACATGGCTATTGATTTGGATGAATTAGAAAAACTGATGAAAACATATACAGAAACCAGAGACGCAAAGGATTTTTACGAAATGTATATGACGGACCGTGACTATGCAGAGATGTACCTGGAAGAATTTATGGTCTGGCTAAAGAAAACGGTGGTTTAAAAATCGACAATATTCAATATAAAATATTCAATATAAAATCTCCGTCCTGGCTACCAGGCTTGCTGGCGGATCAGCTTTTGAAATCCGGGAAGCTGGAATATACCGGTGCTTTTACTGCGGCAGAGAAGAAAGTGCTTCGCAAGCGGAAGCAGATACCTGTTTCTAAGTGGTGTGAGAGGCATCGAGTGATTACTACCGGCGGGCTGCCCGGGCGGTGGAAGAATAGAGTGACGCCCTATATTGCTGGTGTCATGGATGCATCTTTTTTTTCATCCGTGCGAGTGATTACCGTTTGTGCGGCTCCCCAGGTGGCCAAGTCGGAGATGGTGAATAACTGCATCGGTTATGCCATGGATCGTGCGCCGGGGCCGGTTTTATACGTCTATCCCGATGAACAGACGGCCCGGGACAACTCCCGGGATCGGATCCGGCCCATGATCGAGTCATCGGCCAGGCTCAGAGGTTATCTCACCGGCGTGGATGACGACGTGTCTTCCATGCGGATCAACCTGCAGCACATGCCGATATACATGGCCTGGGCAAGATCCGCCGCACGCCTGGCAAATAAGCCTATTCGATACCTGGTTTTCGATGAAACAGACAAATATCCTGCAACGGCAGGCAAAAAAGAGGCGGATCCTATCTCTCTTGGAGAAAAACGCACACGGACCTACCGCTGGAATTACAAAGCCTGGAAGATATCCAGCCCCACTATGGAGGGCGGCTTTATATGGATTGCTCTTACCGTGGAATCACAGGCCGTGTTTGATTATCATGTCCGCTGCCCTTTTTGCGACCATTTTCATTTGATGACTTTCGAGCAGATAAAGTTTCCGGAAGATGAGCGAGATCCTGAGCAGGTCGAGGGTGAAAACCTGGCCTGGTACGAATGCCCGGAATGTCAGCGGAGCTGGGATGACGATTTGCGTAATAAAGCCGTGCAAAACGGTGACTGGATAGAAAGAGAGTCCGGTCTTGAGCTGTTTGAGCACCTTGAAAAGTACAGACCGCAGAAAATCGGCTTTCATATACCTTCGTGGCTGTCGATTTTTGTCGGTTTATCCGAGGTTGCGGCTGCATTTCTCAGAGGCCTGAAAGATAAGACCAAGCTCAAAGATTTTCAAAACGGGCATAAAGCCGTTCCGTGGATCGATTATGTCGTGGAGCGTGATGAGGATCATATCGTTGCTCTGCGTGACGACCGGCCCGCCGGCCTGGTTCCGTCCGGCGATGTGGTGGCGTCCATTACCGGCGCCATCGATACTCAGGATAACGGCTTTTTTTACGAGATCCGAGCCTGGGGCTATGGATTAACCCAGGAATCCTGGCAGATTCGTAACGGTTTTGCGGCAAATTTTGCACAATTAGAGCAGATTCTGTTTAATGACGTTTACGAGGACGTGGATGGCGTTAAATATCTTGTCAGATTAAGCGTGATCGACGCCATGGGCCACAGAACGGATGAGGTATATGACTGGTGCCGTGTCAATCGAGGCCGTGTATTTCCGCTTAAAGGCGAGCAGAGAATGAATCAGCCGATTGTCTGGTCAAAAATAGACGTTTATCCCGGAACAAACAAGCCGATCCCCGGCGGCATCAAGCTTGCACGTGTAAATACAACCTATTTTAAGAATAAACTGGCCAACACCCTGGAGATCGCCCCGGCTGATCCCGGAGCCTGGCATATGCATTCGGAAATGACCGAAGACTGGGCAAGACAGATGACATCCGAATATGTCGACGAAAAAGGCATCTGGCAGGTCCGCCAGTCCATGGCAAATCACGCCTGGGATGTGTCCGGCTACGGTCTGGCCTGTGCCGAGATTTTGGGAATTCGTTTCTGGCAGAAGATAAAGCAGAAAAAGGAAGCAGAAAGGCCCGTAATACCGCAGCAAAACGATTCCTGGGTGCGGCGTGGTACCCAAAAGTGGATAAAGGACAAATAAATGCCAAACGATAATAAAATACTTATAGGTTGTGATACGATAATGGAATATATTGGCATTTCAAGGCCACTATTTAAAGAGTTTGTCGCAAAAGGCATGCCTGTACGCCTGATAAACAATCGCTGGTATGCTCACACCGACAATCTTGATAATTATTTTAAAAAGATAACGTTTTATCACGAAAAGAATCCGCCGCCAGAGGCAGAATAAAGGGATAGGCTGAAGGTGGAAGGCTGAAGGGAGGGAAGATGATTGAGAAAATAAAAATACCGGAAGATATGGACAAGGCAGCAGAAAAAGCTTTCAAAAGTTTTACCCCGGAAGAAAATAGACATCGCAACATAGTAATAGATAGCAATGTAATAACAAAAGCAGCAATAGAAGTGGTTGTTGATAAACTTAATGAAATTATCGATGTGATTAATGGCGAAGGAAAAACCATTGTGATTAATGCCACGGATGCAGAGAGTTTTGACGACATGATCCGAAGAAACCCAGGCAGCATTGCCAAAGTTATTGGCGATGCGCTTAAAAATGAAGAGCCACCGGATGAAGTGGTATAATATCACCGACAACCTTGAAAAACGAAAATAATCGTGCTATATATGAGCACTCAGAAGGAGGGCTTATGAAAAAACTATTGATTATAATGATTTGTTTTGGGTTTGTTTTGGTAAGTTTAACCGGGTGTGCGACAATAGGCGGCACAATGAAAAAGCCGGCACTTTTTATTGATTTTCAATATCCGTTAAAAGATGTCTGGTCTGAAGCATTTAAGGTTTTGACATCACAAGGTCTTGTCTTTGAGAAAGGTAATATTCAGGAAAAGTATTTTGTTTTCAGAGCCTGGGACAATAGCGGTGGATTCCCTATCCCCATAATTGGAATTTACGCCGTTTTTGAAGATACCGGCAAAGATAAAACAAGAGTTGAGATTCATTACAATCAGGACGGCGCCATTGTTTTTTATAAACTGGAGAATAAAATTACACATTTAATGACAGCCATAAATACCGGCCTGATGGTAAAAAACGATGAAGAAAAGACCAGGCCCTATAACATACATGATTTTGATAAATGGCTTGACCACTATAAATATAAATCTCCGGAGAAAAAAGGATATTTGCCTTAAAAAGCTAAAGGAGAAAAACATGAAAGATAAACCCCTTCCGTGCCCGTTTTGTGGTGAGAAAGAGATTAGGTTTGATTGTCACAGGACTCATAGTAGCCCAACGGGAAAGATCTGGTCAATGTGTTGCTATAATTGTGGCGCAACATTTCCAAATAGATACAAAAAAGAACTCCTATTAGAAGCATGGAACACCAGGTATAGCAAGCCGTGTCTCACGTGTTATAATATGGTAGCACATGATAATATGTTTTTTTGTTGTCACTGCGGGCGCGATATGCGCACTTCTTAACCAAATCAATTATATTGATCTTCAATCAAAAAGCGTCCTTTTAGGGCGCTTTTTTTGTTGTCAACAGTTTTCTTCTGTAATTTAACTGTAATTCTTCTGTAAATCTTCCGTACAATTCCCGATTTTGCCAAAAACCCCATGATAAGAAAGCTGGAAAGCTGGAAAGCTTGGAGGCAAGGAGGCTAAAAAAGGATTTTTTATCCTTTAAATAGCTTCCCAACTTCCCGGCATCCCAGCATCACAGCTTTTTCATGGGGTTTTTTTATGCCAAAAAAGAAAGTTAAAGCCAGGAAGCTCTCTGCTTCGCCTGTGCTCGTCAAGACGGCTGAAGCATCCCGGCAACCTGTAACACGTTGTCCAAAACCCGTTAATGACTGTTTAAATTGTCGCATGTTGCTGAGGCTTCATTGTACGAAGCTGAGAATTGATATCGATCTCGGTCATCCGAAACAAGACTGCGAATACTGGAGAAAACCACTTTAGGCCAGGAGGCTTGGATGCCAGGAGGTTAGGAGGCTAAAAGCTTCCCGGCTTCCCAACATCATAGCCTCAAGCCAAAAATAACCAAGGGTTATTTTTATGTCTTTCACATCTACAGACCTCACCACTGTCGAAACGGCGATTATTGCTCTGACATCGGGCAAGCGTTCCGTTCAGGTCGAATATGCCGGCAAGACGGTATCCTATCAGGCTGTTGATCTGGACAAGCTTATAAAGCTGCGATCCTTGATTCAGGCCGAGATTCAGCCGGGCGGCTTTATTAACAAAGTAAAATTTGTGAATCCGACATGATACCAAACGATACCAAAAAAAACATGATTGATCGAGCCATCGAAAAGATAGCACCGCAATGGGGCGTTAAACGAATGCGATCCCGCTATGTGCTGTCAATGCTGTCCGGTTATAAGGCCGCCGATATTACTCGAATACGCGACAACTGGATTTTGCCGGGTATGGGCGGAGATCAGGCAACAGCTACATCGTATGATCTGTCCGTGATGAGATCAAGGGCTCGTGATGCGAACAGAAACGATCCTGTTGCGTCCGGTGCTCTCGACACGATGAAAACCAATATCATCGGAAACGGACTTAAACCGCAGTCAAAAATCCGTGCCAATATCCTGGGCATATCCGAAGACAGAGCCAAGGATCTGCGGCGTCAGGCTGAAACGGCCTGGAGTGTTTTTGCACCCATGGCGGATGCTGCCAACAGGCTTGATATTGACGAGATGCAGTTTCTCGCTATTGCCAAGGTGATCGAAGACGGCGAAACCATCATTATTCCTACCTGGGCAAAAGAAAAGTGGCGTCCCTTCGGTCGATGTCTTGAAATCCTCGAATCGGAACGCCTTGCAGCCAGGTCCGATAAAATAACTCTGGCACCGCATGGAATCGAAACAGGATCCCGGGGCCAGCCCGAAACATACTGGATCAAGAAAGTTAAACCCGGCTCCGCTAAAGCTACGCAGGGCAAGGACGATTATATCCCCATTAAAGCAAGAGATTCCGAAGGACGGCCGAAGATATTACACATCTTTCCCACAAAGCGACCCGGCCAGACTCGCGGAGTGCCTTTTTTTGCACCTGTCCTGTCGTATTTCAAGGATCTGGCCGATTACCTTGAGGCCGAAGTTGTGGCTGCGCGTGTGGCTGCGTGTCTTGCCATATTTATTACCAAGGGTGATCCCATGTCCGCTGCTATGGCCATGGGCGGCGATACGGAAACAGGCACAAACGAGAGAGTTCAGAGCATTGAGCCCGGCCTGGTCAGTTATCTTAATTTCGGCGAGTCGATCAACACTGTAGATCCGAAACGTCCCGGCGACTCATTCGGCTCGTTTATCGAGAGTATTCTGCGAGTCATCGGCATATCCCTCGGCCTTCCTTACGAACTCATCGCAAAAGATTTTTCCAAAACGAATTATTCCAGCGCACGGGCATCTCTGCTCGAAGGTCGCAGAATGTTCATGGGCTGGCGGAAGTGGTTTTCCGGTAAATTCTGCAAGCCTGTATGGGATCTTGTCCTGGAAGAGGCTTTTTTGCGCGGCATGTTCGATGCTCCTGATTTTTATAAATATCAGCATGAGTACAGCCGTGTTCAATGGATAGGCGGAGGCTGGGGTTGGGTTGATCCGGTCAAAGAGGTTGACGCATCCAAAAAAGCCATCGATTACGGCCTGTCCACCCTGGCGAAAGAGGTAGCCGCTCAGGGCGAAGATTGGGAAGAGGTTCTGGAACAGAAAGCACGGGAAAACGAAAAAACAAAAGAATTAGGCCTTGAGTTGGCAACTGCCGACAAAACAAAAACAACGAAAGGCGAAGAAGATGGAAGTAAAAGCGACGAAGACGATTGATATCTTTACTCAGCCCTGGGCGATTTCGCCGGACGGGCTTGAGTCCATCATAACGGCGCAAAACGAGTTTGATTACAACGTTCTGGCCGCTAAAGCCGGCGAGTGGTCAAACGAGGGCGAAAATATAATCATGCGCGGTTCGACCGCCATCCTGCCGATTACTGGTCCCATATTCAGGCACGGCAGCTTTTTTTCGCTGTTTTTCGAGGTGACCTCTCTGTCCGTGCTGGCAAAGGATTTTAAGTCGGCAATGGACAGCGACAAGGTGGAATCGATTATCCTGGACATAGACTCACCCGGCGGTCAGGTGTCAGGCGTAAATGAGTTTGCTCAGATGGTTTACGAGGCCAGAGGTGAAAAACCAATCACGGCATATGTCGGCGGATCCGCATCCAGCGCAGCATACTGGATCGCGTCCGCCGCTGATAAAATAGTTATAGACGCAACGGCAAGGCTCGGATCCATCGGCGTTGTCGTTGCTATGCGGAAACCGTCTTCGAGTGTAATCGAGATTGTTTCCACCAACAGCCCTATGAAACGGCCCGATCCGGACTCGGTTGAAGGTCGAAAAGAAATTCTTAAAACCGCGGACGCGCTTGCCGACGAATTTATTAAAATCGTTGCAAGAAACCGGAAAACAGATCCGGATACCGTGATAAGCGACTACGGACGCGGCGGCGTCCTGGTCGGTGCAGGCGTTGTAAGCGCAGGCATGGCCGACAACCTTGGAAATCTGGAATTATTAATATCACAACAAATAGAGAACAAAGGAGAAAACATCATGGCTGATATCCTTACAAAAGAGCAGTTAACGGCAAATTTCAAGCAGGTGGTGGCGGAAGCCCCGGATCTGCTGGAGAAGTTTAAAACAGAAGCCCGACAGGAAGGACACAACGAAGGCACAAAAGAAGGCACAACCGCTGAACGCACGCGAGTGACCGAGATCCTCGGCGCAGATGCCGATCCTGTTGAAACCAAAAAAGCAATCGAGGAAGGCACCGCTGCAGATGCTGCATATAAGCAGTTTTACACGGCGGAAAGAGAAAAACGAGCCCTGGGTCTGAAAGGACTCGAAACCGAAGCAACCAAACCGGTCGGTCAGGAAGAGCTGAGCGCCGAGGAGCTGGCAAAAAAAGGCGACGACGTGGTGCCCATTGATCAGCAACTGACTGCCAAGGCCAAAACACTGGCCGATGAAAAAGGGATCAGTTACGTCGATGCCGTTAAACAGCTTGCCGCAACGGAAAGCCAGTTGAGAAGCAAGTGGGTTCCGAAAGGAATGGCGTAACAAGGCTGTGAAGTTATGAGGCCGGGAAGTTGGGAGGCTTCAAACCTAAAACAAAAACTACTAAAAAGAGGGGCTCGCCGCGGCGTAGCCGAAGGCGAAGCCTGGGAGGAATATCATGATTGAATATGGCGGAAGAGATATAACTTTTACGGCTGTTGAGGATTTAAGCAGCCATCAATTCATGTTTGTGCATCAGGCGGATGACGACACCGTGGACCTGGTGGACAGCGGCACGGAATATCCGGTAGGTGTGTTGCAAAATGCGCCGGCCGACACTGAAATTGCGGTGGTACGCATAGAAGGCACATCCAAGCTGGTAATGAATGATGCCGTGGCTGTCGGAGCTAAAGTAAAGTGCGAATATGTCGGAGCAACCGACAACGGCAAAGGAGATGCAGCGGACACCGACGGAGATCTGGCACGCGGAGTATGCATCGGAGCATCCGGAGCGGAAGACGACGTGGGAGCGATCCTGCTTTGCAGCGATACGCTTTCCATACCGGCATAAAAGCGTGGAAGCTATGAGGCCTGGAAGTTAGGAGGCTTCAAACTTAAAACAATAATTCAAAAAAGGGCTTGCCCAGCATAGCCGAAGGCGAAGCCTGGGAGATAAAAAATGCAACCTACACCTTCAGATGTTCATAAAGATTCATTCCTGACGGGTATATCCGTCGGATACAGCAATCCGATGTTTATAGCGGATCAGGTTTTTCCGAATGTGGTTGTCGCGAAGCAGAGCGATTACTACTACAAATTCTTAAAAGGAGCATGGTTCAGAAACGAGGCCAAGGTAAGAGGCCCGGGAGCCAGAGCGGCCAGAGGCGGATATCCGGTTACAAGCGGAACATATGCATGTACTGAAAAAGCCTTTGCTCATCCGGTGCCCATCGAGCTGATCACTAACGCCGATGTGCCGATCAAACCCTTTGAATCAGGCGCAAGGTTTGCCACGGAAAAAATCATGCTGAAAAAGGAGATCGATGTTGCGGCTCTGTGTATGACTGAATCCAACTGGACCACAACCGATGACGTGGCAGCCGCCTGGGTAGGCACTGCAGATGGAACAGGCAACACTTTTATTGCCGACATCCTGGCACAAAAAGAAGTGATCCGCCAGCTAATAGGCAGATATCCCAACCGCCTGATCATGGATGCCAAAACTTTCAAGAATGTCAAAACCGAGTTTTCTGTACTTGAAAGAATCAAATACACCGGCACATCCGGCAAACCTGCGGACGTGACCACATTAACCATTGCTCAGCTCTTTGAGCTTGACTGGGTCGGTATCGGCGGAGCAATCAAGTCCGATGCCGAGGAAGTGGTTGCCGGCACGGATTTCAACGCGGTTGACATCTGGGAAACCAATGCAACCAAGGGAGCGGCGCTTTTGTATTACCAGGAGCCTTCACCCGCTATAGAAGTCCCGAGCGCAGGATATGTGTTCAACTGGAAAGGTTCGGAATCTCCGTTTGAAGCCGAGATCGCATCCGATCTTTACAGATCGGTACGTTACTGGTGGGAGAAAGACATCAAGTCCTACCTGATTGAAGCATCGGAGAATTATGTCCCGAAAGTCGTCTGTGCGGACGCAGGCTGTCTGTTTACCGACACAATTGTAACATAGGAAAGCTGAGATGCTGGAAGGCTATGAGGTTAGGAAGCTACTGAAGGATAATATCCTTTTTTAACTTCCTGGTCTCCAAGCCTCAAGCCAAAATGCGGAGCATTTTACGTGGATCTCTACACCTTTTTCAACACTTTCGTCGAGGCGGTGGCTCAGAACAGCGAGCTGGATGCCTGGGCGAATATAAATTTCGAGCGCAGCGTCAAGGTTTTTCCCGAAGTGGACGCGGCTGATGATCCCGATGTGGAAGACGATACGCCTTACGTGATTTTCGGATCACCGGCCAAGTCGTTTCATCGTGAAAAGAACCGTGTCGAGTATTTTATGGGTGGATTTCTGACCATCAACAAAGATGGATATACGCTGCGCACGGAAGATAACGTGGTCGAGGCTCTCGGCGTTAAACTGATATCGGAGTTCATCGAGCATATTAAAAACGCTATCGTCGCTGCGCTGCCGGCAAACTTTATATGCGGCTTTACAGCCGAAACGGACACCGTGACCAGGCTGCCGGAAGTGTGCGGATATCTCGATATCGATTTCACCCAAGTGCTGGTAATCGGTGAGGATCCAATGGATTAAAAGAAGGGTTCAAGGATTCAAGGGTTCAAGTAAAGGATAGAAAAGTCTTTTTTAAAAAGACGGAGCAAGGCGACGCCACCACTTGACCCCTCGGCCACTTGACCCCTTGGACCCTATAATAATCGGAGATTATTATCATGCAACAAACAGGAGCAAATGCAAAAGTAATGATAGGGGAAGAATCGGCGTTTAAGACCGTGGCTACGGTTGGTTTTGTGCTGCCGGTGAACAGTTGCGCTGTGAAGGGATTACAGCCGCTTTCAACTGCGCAGACTCTGACCGGCAATCGCAGTCCGGTTGCGCCCTTTTCGGGCAACCGTGACGTGTCTGGTTCCATCGTTGTCCCTGTCGATTCTCTCGCCATGCCTTACTGGCTGCAGAAAATGTTCGACGATGAGACCACAACCGGAACAGATCCCTATACCCATGAATATAAAATAGGCGCTACCATGCCGTCTTTTACCCTGGAAGAGCATTTCACAGATCTTACAGTGAATAAATATGCCAGGTTTCTGGGTTGTATGGTTTCCGGCTGGTCAATGAGTGTTGGTGGAGACGGCGAACTGGTGAACAATATCGACGTTATAGGAGCGTCGGATACGCTTGAGAACAGCGCCTTTGATGCAGCCCCGACCACAATATCTCTTGCACGATTAGAAAACTTTCAGGCCGCCATTACCGAAGGCGGAGGAGCTCTTTCCAATGCCAGAGAATGGTCATTTAATATTGATTTCGGACTTGACACCGATCAGTTTGTCATAGGCGGTGCAGGCGTGCGTGGCAGCGTGCCGGTTGGAATTGTAGGCGTGTCCGGCAACGTAAAAACCCTGTTCGAGGATTCTTCTTTATTGGACAAAGCTATCGCCGGTACCGAAACAAGCTTTAAGGTTACCGTCTCGAACGGCGCCAGTTCTATTTTTGAAGTAGAGCTCGAAGAGCTGCGCCTTGAACGAAACACGCCGGACATCCCGGGTCCCCAGGGTCTTCTCGTTGATCTGAATTTTCAGGGATATTACACGGATGGCAGTGAGGGCAGTGCGATTGTGGCACGGGTTACTAATGCGATTTCAAGTTATTAACCCATGCTTCGCCTAAAGGCTACGCAGGGCAAGTGAAAGGATAAAATATGGCAAGAGAATTTAAAGTTTCAGGCAAGACCCTGACCGTCAGGGGATTGACAAGAAAAGAGATGCGATCTCTTAAAAGGAAGGGGTTTGATATCGGCAAGTTGCAAGTTGAACAGGTTGATGATTTGCTGGATCTGATTTTCCCGATGATCTTCGATAAAAGTGAAGTTGAGCTGATCGACGATGCCACTTACAAGGTCGGCAACGATATCTGGACGGACATACTCAAGGAAACCTTCGGCTCTAAGGATGAGGAAAAAAACTTGCCGAAGTCTGGGGATGGTTCTCAGACAGAGAAAGAATAGAGTATTGCAAGGCATGCGGCAAAACAGGCGAGTGTGTGGCCTGTGAATACGGTAGCCCGCCGGATCTCATGGATGAAAATCTTGACGCCTGGGATCTGTGGATTGAGGTAAAAACTCAGTGGCGGGGATCCGGCGCCGGACTCGATTATAACATCGTATATGCCGAGGCCGAACGTCTCGGCATTGATTTATCGGTTTGTACGATGAAGAAGATTAAAGCGTTAGAGGCGAAGACGCTTGGAGGCCAGGAGGTCGGGAAGCAAAAAGCCTCCTAACCTCCTAACCTCCTAACTTCCCAGCCTCCCAGCTAAAAAACCGGAGGTTTTTTGTGGATCATCGATTACAAATAGTGCTGGCGGCAAAAGATGTAACCGGCAAAGCATTCACGACGCTTCAGGGCCGGATGATAGCTTTGACCAGGTCCGTTTTTTCGTTAAAGGGCGGGCTGGTTGCTATGGCCGGAGCTTATGGACTCAAGATGG